GTGTTCGGCGCTTGCTCGCTGAACCCCTGTGCCAGCGGTTCCTGCGGCAGGCTCGCCGGCCACGCCGGATTGGTCATCGGGGCACGCCCCGTCGATTGATGCCGTAGGCGCTGCTCATGGTCTGGTCGAACGCTCCCTGGGCAATGCCGCGGTTAACTTCATCTCGGATCAGCACCCGGATCAGGCGCTTTCCATCAGGACCGCGTTCGCTGGACACCTCCGGTCTGGCGCCGCCGCTACGCTGATCGATCACCTGCACCACGACCTCGGACCCGAAGGCCTCACGCATCTGTCGCGGCCAGCCGATCACTTCGCCCTGCCTGGCGATAACGGGGACTTCGCCCGGCACCAGACCGCCACCATGAAAGCGCGGCGCCCCATCGAACACTCGAGGGTCCACGGAACGTCGTGGCAGCGGCGTCGCGCCGATCACCCCGCCCTCGTGCGCCACGGCGTAGCCGCCGGTGCCATAGGCGGGCGCATCGAGGATCGGGACCGTGGACGAGCCACCCGACGAACCGAAGAAGTCGAAGCTGAAGCTTCCGATCAGCCCTTCGAGGAAACTCTCCATGGGCTTGAAGATCAGAAGTCGATAGGCGGCCCGGAGCGCGGCCTCCTCCAGCGTCGAGAAGAAATCCGCGACCGACAACTTTCCGGTCCGGGCCCACTCGACCCAGGCGTCTTCGGAAGCCTTCAGCGCACTCGAAGTGACATCTTCGAACTGCCGCGCCGCGTCACCCGCCTCCCGGCCATAGTCCCGAAGCGCCCGAATGACGCCCGCCGACCATACCTCGCTGCCCCGCAGCATCCGGTCGTAGGCATCTTCGGTTGCGCGGGCGAAGGTTTCCTGGCTGATTGCCCCCTCGCTGAGCAATTCGTTCAGCTCCGCGAGTTCGGCCTTGTAGGCTTCCTCGGCCGTGCGCAGACTGTCGGTGAGGGCCTTTCCCTTCTCCCTGAGCTTGAGCGCCTCCTGCTCGGCCTTGTTCCGAGCCTCGATCGCCTCGCGCTCGTCAAACAGGGCCCCGGCCAGATCACGCACCTGGCGGCGCTGTTCATCGGTCGCGTCCGCCGACAGACGCCGCAAGGCCTGGGAGACGAAGCGCGCGCGATCGGTTATGGCCAATTCGTCGCGTTCCGCTCGCAAGCCATCGACGATCTTGCGATTGGCTTCGGCGCGGCGTCGCGCCGCCTCCTGCTCTTGCGAAGCCAGTTGGGCGAGCCTCGCATCGCGAACGGCGGCGGCCTGGGCCATGATCTCGCCAACCTGGTCCAGGTTGCTCGCATCCGGCGCGATCAGGGTCTGCATCTCGGCCACCAGGCGCTGGTATTCGGCGCGGATGCGGTCTGCCCCTTCATGGGTGGCCTCGAACAGCTGCTTTTGCAGGTCCTTTTCGACCTGCGCGATGCGCCGTGCCCGCTCCTGGACCACGCGGATATCTGCCTCGATGGCATCGGACGTCGTGCCGGTATCCGTCGCCGGTGGAGTCCGCCCATCTCCCTGGTCCCGCTGCATCCAGGCGAGCTTGGCCTGCCACTGCTGGAGTGCCCGTTCCTTGCGCTCGAGCTGCCATTCGACGTAGCGGCGGCGGAGATCGTCGAGCACGCCATCGCCCAGGGCGTCCCGCTCGGCCCGCAAGGCGCGAACGTCCTCGCGCAGGTCTTCGACGATGGTCTTGGTGCCCCGCAGGCTCAGGCCCTCGAAGTTGAAATCCCCCTGGGCCAGGAGCTTGAGCTGCTCGTAGGCCACGCCGGCGCTACTCGCGAGATCGGCGAGCTCCGAGGAGGCATCGGCGATGACCGGCGCCAAATCGAGCACGGCGCGAGTCAGGTTAGCGGAGATCACCTTGCCCAGCGTGTCGAGCTCGTCGCGCGCCTTCTCGGCGTTCCGCACCAGGTCCTCGTCGAGGACGATGCCGAGATCGCGCGCCCGCCTGCGGGTCGCCTCCAAGGCCTCGGCGCCGCCGACCAGCATGTTGACCATGGCGACGCCTTCGCTATCGAACAGCTTGAAGGCGAGCCGCAGCCGCTCCGCCGGATCGGTCGTGCGCCTGAAGGCTTCCGCCACGTCGTTCAACAGGTCCTCGGAGCGGCGGATGTTGCCGTGCTGGTCCTTGAGCGCGATGCCCATCTGCGCCAGCGCCTGCTTGGCCTCGCCGGTTCCCTTGGCCGCCTCGGCGACGCGCCGAGTAAACCGCTGCAGGGCCATGTCCATGGTGCGCTGCTCGACGCCGGCGAGCTGCGCGGCGTAGCGCAATTCCTGCAAGGCCTCGACGCCGACGCCGATCTTGTCGGCCGTCTTGCCCACCGCGTCAGCGGCGCTGATCGACCGGTCGATCAGGGTCGCCAGACCGCCGACTGCGGCGACGCCGGCAAGCGCACCGCCGAGGGCCCGCATGCCGACCCGTAGCGTCTTGGCCCGATCGGTAAGATTCGAGAGACCCCGCGATGCCGTGGCGCCCGCCCTATCGATCTTCTTGAGCGACCGCTCTCCGCTCTCACCGACGGAGACCAGCTCGGCCTTGACCTTGCCGCCGCCCTCGACTGCCAGGCGAACCGCATAGGTGTGCTTGGCCTTGGCCATCATTCGCTATCCTTGTCGTTGAAGGCCTCGATCAGCCCCACCTCTGCCGCCTGCAGCAATTCCGAGACGACGCCGGGCTCACAGCCTCGCGCCGCCGCGGTCTCCAGGGCGGTGCTCAATTCAAGGCCGATGACATGGCCCGAAGGCGCGAAACGGAGCTGACCGAGACAGGCCAAGAGGACGTCCCATGCCTGGTGTTCCTCCGTGGTCTGTAAGCCGTGTTCGCGATAGGCGCAGAGATGCCCGTCTAGGCCGACACCGCCTTCTGCGCAGGCCGCGTCTTCCCGGCGACAGCCTTCGCAGTATCCGGGCCCTCCGCCTGGCTGGAAATGCCAGCAGCAAAGGGCCCTGATCCGTTTTTTGCCGCGTTCAGGAGCACCTGCCTCAACGTGAACTCCTGAAAAAACCGCTCGCCGACGGGATAGAGCTCCATGACGGCGGAGATGTTCTCTGGCGTGACCGGTGGGTCGTCCTCGACCCCCGACCAGGCCGTGATATGCCGGGTGCCGAGTTCCTTGACCAGCAGATCCTGGAACAGGCCGTCCCGTTCCGCCTCGTCCTCAATGTCTGGCAGTCCTTCCAGCGGCAGACCGCTTTCCCGGCGTTCCCGGACCTGCGCCTCCAGGCCCTCGATGCGGCGGCGCGCGGCGGCCTGTGCCGCCGCCATACCGGCCGTGGTGAGCGGCTTGACGATGACCGTCACGCCGTAAGGGAGCTCGATCTCATAGGGTTCGGTTTGCGGTTTGAGGCTGATCATGCCCATGTCCTCATGAATAGTCGGTCCCATCCAGATCGTTGACCAGGGTGACGGTCAGCATCCGGCCCGCAACATCGTTCTTGGCACCCTGGAAATCGAAACTCGCCTGCACACCGCCCGGACCATCGACCGCCAGCTTCGGCTTCGGCAGGTAGACCTCGTGCGCTGTAAACAGGATCTTGGCAGTGGCGCTCAGCGTATAGCCGAACTCCAGGTCCACCGGCGTGCCGCTCGCCGCGTCGTCGATCAGTCCGGTATCGGCGAAGCGCACGTCGATGCGCCCGGTGAGCGCCGCCACGGTCGGATCCGCGCCGTCGATCAGGCCATCGGAGCGGATGGTCTCGATCTTTTCCAGATTGTTGGCGTAGGTCAGCGAGCCGCCGGTCAGGTTGCCGACGGGCGAGCCACTCCGCGTGATCGAGCCCTGGAACTGGCTGATGCGCGAGAAGGCGAGCGAGGTCGGCGTGCCGCCTTGCGACGCGCCGTAGCGGGTTTCCCCTTGGGCCACGGCGCCGATGGTGGCCGCCGCCGCGCCCGAGCGTTGGAATTCCAGCGCAATGGAATCGAGTTTGACGCCGGTGTGCATGAAGAAGGCCGGCACCTCGGGCTGGCCCACCTCGATGGAGTAGCTCGGGATGTCCTGGGCGCCCGACGCGAAGACGTGATCGAAGGTGCCGTCGAGATTGTCCGTCGTCACCGGATCGCCAAGAAGCCCGGTCAACCAAAACCCGAGGTAACGGGGATCGACGGGCACGACGATATCGCCTTCATCGTTGATCACGTCCTGCAGCGGCGCCAGGGGATCACGCCCCTGGCCCAGCACCGGATCATCGATCAATCCCTGCTCGCTCCCGAGCGAGCAGCGATTGAACGGCATGCGCACATAGTTGCCGGAAGCCTGCGTGCCGTAGGCGGTCTCCCGCTTCAGCAACAGCGAGGCATTGGCGCCGTAGGATCGGGCCATCTCAAGGTCTCCTGATGTTCATGAATTGTCAGCCCCGCTGGTTAGCCGAGGGGACTCCCGGTTTCGTACTCGACGGTCACGGTGATCGTGCCGGCCTTGATGGCCGGCGCGCCGGCCATCGCCTCGTTGTCGACGTCCGGGCGGCCATAGGTCATGCCGAAGGCGAGACCGCCGAGCGTCGGATCGGCAGCGAGAACGGTCCCAATCTCGCCGAGCAGGGCGTCGAAGGCCGCATCACCCACCTCGACGTAGACCTCGACCTCGATCGCGTGGCTGTAATAGGCGCCTCCGAATCCGCCCAGCGCCGTATCCGGCTCGCCCGGATCACCATCGCGGAGCACTATCAGGCCGCCCGCGGGGATTTTCTGGGGCACCACGGCGTTGCGTTCCACCTTGGCGCCCGGCACGGTTTCCAGACCCGCCCTGAGCGCCTCGAGGATCTGTTCCGTCTTGCTCGCGGCCAAGGTCTCACTCCGATTTGATGTGCCGGCCGATCAATGACGGCAGCCGCCGCGACCAGCGCTCCGCCGCCCGGCGGACATCCAATCGTTTCGGCATCCGGACCTGCGGCACCAGCAGGAACATGACCGCCGTGGCGATGCCGGCCTTCATCCGACCGGCCCTGGTGAAGGCGCCACCCTTGGCCCGGCGTCCCACACGGCCGGTCTTGGCGCTAACGCGGACGCCGTCGACGACCAGCAGCGAGGGGCCGCGCGCCCTGTAGACAAACCGCAGCGGTCCGAAGCGATGCTCCGGAAAGTTGGAAGGCGTAATCCGCTTGCCGCCGCCCCCCCGCTTCGGCGCCGCCGGCGTCGGAATGGCGAGCCAGAAGCCGGATTTGCTCCGGATCACCGTTCCTTCGTCGAAGGTACGAATGATCTGCGGCGCCTTGGTCCAGACCAGTCCCGCCGCGTCATGACCCTTGTTCGGATAGGTCCGGCTCCGCCAGGCCCTGGCGAGCCTCGACCCCAGTCCGGCGGTGACCACCTGCTTGCGCAAGCTTCCCTTCAGACCATCGCCCGCTTCCTTGACGCTGGCGGCCACGGCTTTTTCGATGCCGCGCATTTCGGCTTGCATATCGGCCTTGATGGAACCGACGATGGCGGCGGTGAGCTTCATGGCAAATCCGATGAGAGTCGCTTACGGAGCGGCTGCAGATCACGATGGCCTCGTGTCCAGGGTCCAGATCAGTCGCTCGCTGTCTCGGACCGGTTCGCCCTGGACGACGAACGTTTCGCCATCGACCTCTAGCGTGTCGCCGGGACGCGGGCTCCCGACCTCGGAGACACGGACATCGAACAGGCAGGTTTCCGTGTGGATACGGGTGTCGCCGAAATCGAGGACTTGATCAGGACGGCGAGCGATGACTCGTATGGCGACCGGATCGCCCGTCCCCTGGTCGCGGTAGACCGCTTCACAGGCAAGGTTTGGGTCCCCGAACAAGACATCGATCGCCGCGCCCACGGCAGACATCAGAAGCTGCCGTTGAGCCGCACGCGACCGATGGTGTCGCCGGCACCGCCGGCCACCGCTGCCAGCGCAACGCCGATCAGAGTGTTCGCGGTCGCCGTCTTGGTCGCGACCTTGTTGGTGTCGTCCCAGTAGACCTTGTCGCCGGCGCTCCACGCCTGCGAGGCGGTCTTGGTCAGATCGAAGACGCCGACCAGGGAGGCCTCGACCTCTGCGCCGGTCAGGGCATCGCCCCCCGCCACGCCGAAGATTGCGCCGACCAACAGGCCGTCTCCGGAGGTGACGTCGTAGGGAGCGGCGAGCGTGATCGTATTGCCGGGCTGCACGTAGTTCTTCATTACATTCTCCTTCAGATCAAAAGACGAAGGACGGCCCAGTCATAAAAAATGCGGCATTCGCCGCGGGGCCGCCCGTCCCGTCTGTCAGTCAGATCGGGCCAGATCAGGCGCCCGGGTTCTTGTAGAGGCCGCGCCAGTCGATGGCCTTGGCGCCGAAGTCGAGGCGGCACTTGATCTCCACCCCGTCCACATCGAAGCCATTGCGGGTCTCGATGTAAGCCCCCTGCTGACCCTCTAGATAGGCGTACTCGATGGTATCGATCTGGTTCGGGCTCGCCGCCAGGTACCAGGCGGTGTCGCTGTTGGCATCGAGCCGAGGCTCGGCGATCGGGCTCAGCGTGCGGATCGACTGCGGCACCACGTTCTGGGTTTCAGCCGGAACGATGTTCTGCGCCACCATCTGCTCCGCCTTGAGCTCGAGCGCCGCCGGCACGATCAGGAAGGCCGGGCGGATGTTGAGCACGGTCTTCTTGTCGAGGCCAGTCTGTTTGGCCATGGCCGTGCGGCCCTTGCCGACCGCATCGACGCTGAGCGCCGCTCCCGTGCCCTCCAGGTTCTTGTGGTCGGCATGGAAAAGCGCCTTGTTGTCGGCCATCGCCGGGTTGCCGGTAACGATGCCCCACACGACATCGCTTTCGAGCTGCGCGATCGAGTTGCCGTACATAGCGGGGATGCGCGTGAAGGCATCGAGATCGTCGTTGATCAGCACCTGCCGGGTGATACCGACGACGCGACCGTAGGTCTCGATCCGGTAGCTCTCCTTCGACTCCCCGATGGTGCCGCGTTTGAACTCGCCGCTTTCGTTTACCTTCAGCAGCTGGGGTGCCTCTCCCATCTGGACCCGGTGCATGGCCTTGAAGTCGGTGGCCAGCACTTGGCGGCAGAAGGCGAGGAAGGTGCGGGGATAGGCCTCGTAGGCCTGGCGCAGGGTCTTGTTGGTAACCGCCGCCAGGATCTCCGGGAAGTCGGAGGTCGAGTGCAGGGCCCGCGTTGCCACCTCGTCCCGCGACATGCCGCGGGTGTTGACGCCGGACTCGGCAAGGCTTTCGCGGGCGAGTTCCATCAGCGTCATGCCCCGAAACTGCCGGGCAGCGTCGGTGAGCTGGAACAGAGTCGGGCTGTAGCGGTGCAGAAGCGCATTCGAAACCGCCTCGCGCCGCGTCACCCGCTCGTCCTGACCGCCAAGCGGCACCGAGACGTGGCCAAAAGTCCGCGTCTGATCGGACGATTCCGCGAGGGTGTCGAGGATCTGCCGACGCGCCTCATCGAGGCTTACGCCACGCGTCACCAGATCGTCGGCGACGCTGCGTTCCAGCCCAAGACGCGACGTCAGATCATAGATGGTCGACGCCCGCTGGCGCTCGTTGGCTCGCGCCTCGGCGACCAGCGCCTCCGCGTCGGGCTTCGGCTGCTCCTTGGTCTTCAGAGGTTTTTTCGGGCTGCGGGTTTCCGCGGACTCCGTTTCGTCCGGCGATTCCGCCTCCTCGACGACTTCGGCGGCCTCGTCGGTTTCGATGTCTTCGTCATGCATGGTGCTGGTCCTTTCGGTCTTTGGACCCGCGCCGGCACGATGCACGACGCAGGCGTGAAGGGTTTCGGTGGAACGGAAGCCGGCGGCCGGATCGGCGCCGACCGGTACGGCGGAGATCTCGAAGGGCGTCCAGTCGACGGCGCGCCAGAGCTCACGGCCACCTTCGGGCTTGGACACCTCGTAGCGATGGACCTGGTAGCCGATGGATACCGCGCGGATATGGCCCGCCTGGATGTCCCGCCAGATGGCCTCGACATCCTCGCGCTCGCTGAGGCGCACGGTGGCGACACCGCGACCGTTCTCGATTCGCGCCGAGTTGGGCGCGACGGAGCCGATCACGGCATCGAGCTCGGTCAGCTCGTGCACCCTCAGGAAGGGCGCACCGGCATTCAGCCGCTCGAGCCGAACATGCGCCGGATCGAGGCTCAGTTCCTCGTCATAGGCGTCGCCGAAAAAAGGCACGCGACGCACCCGTGCGCCCGTCGACCAGACCACCTCGACGGTACGGGCGTCGCTGTCGACGGATCCCGGCGCGAGTTCGGCCATCCGGCGAAGCGCCGGCAGTTCGATCGTCTTGTCCATCTCGTTTCCTCAGAGGTCAGTCGTTGGCGATCAGCCGCAGATCGGGTTCGTCATCGTCCTGCTGATCGACGGCATCCGCTGTCTCGGTGCTCTGGGCGGACCCCGTCTTGGTGACCCGCCTGGGATCGGTGTCGAGCACGATGCCGAGCTCGTCGAGCTTGGCGTTGGTCGCGGCGATCTCGGCCAGGACCGCGTCGGGATTGCGGCCCTTGCGGGCGATCGCCTCGGCGAGCGTCTCGGTGCCGGATCGAATGGCCAGAAGATCGGCCATGGCGTCCTTCTGCGGATCGACCGCCTCAAACTTGGGCGGCGACCACTCGACACGGACGATGGGCTCGGGGATATGCCCGGCCGCCCACGCCGCCTCGGTAAACCAGTTCCAGACCCGGTCACAGAAAAGGGGCACGAACAGCTGCCACTGCACCGCGTCGATCATGCGGCGGAACTCGACGAGCCCCGCCCGGATCGACGAGTAGTTCACTTGGCTGAGATCCCCGGTGAGCAGCTCGTAGGGCACCCGAAACCCTGCCGCGATGGTGTGCAGGCTGGCCCGCTTGTACTCGGCATAGCCGCCGGTCGCCGCCGGCTGGTTAAAGCGAATCTCCTTGCCGCCACGGGCGTAGGCGATGAGGCCCGGCTCGAACTGCTCGACGCGGT